ATGAAACTAAATGCGCGGCAAATCGAAACTGCAAAACCCAAAGAAAAAACCTACAAACTCGCCGATGGCGGTGGCCTCTATTTAGAAGTCACAGCACGCGGTTCAAAATACTGGCGGATGAAGTACTACCGCTCCACCGATAAGAAACAGGCTAAATAAAAGAAACAAATACCTCAATTTCATTGCTAATCCCCCGCCAGTACTCACTATTACATTGATTAAATGAGTTATGTTTCTTGCTCATTTTCGTGCATTTAAGGTTATTTTAAGCTATTTTCTTATTTAAGGCACCCCATTCAGCACCCCGCATACAGTTACAGAACTAAACTGGAGAATATCAATTATGGCTTACTATAGCATAGAGAAGCGTCCCCGAGCAGACGGCACTTTACGTTACAGGTGCACTGTTGGAGTTAAATCTGGAGGTAAATATATATATCGAGAAAATCGCACATTTGGAAAACATTCTCACGCTAAAACGTGGGGTGCTAAACGAGTGGCGGAACTTGAACAAAATGGAATCCCAACACGTGGCAATATAGATGATTTTACAGTTGGTGACTTATTATCCAAGTATATCAATGATCCCAATCTTGGAGGAAAGGCAGGGAAAACAAAAAAATCCGTCTTAAATACGCTATTACGTAGCGAATTATCGAAATTATTGCTATCCAAATTATCAGTAAGCCATATTATTGAGCACTGCAAGCAGCGGCATTCTACAGGAACCACTCCCGCCACCATCAATCATGATGTCATCTATTTGTCGCTGGTATTAAAATCAGCTAAGCCTGTCTACGATATAAATTATACTTCAAATCCCGCATATGAAGCCCGTTCAATTTTAACCCAAATGGGATTGATCGGAAAAGGTCAGCGGCGCAGCAGAAGACCAGAACGAGAAGAGTTAGATCGATTAATTGAAGCACTACACAAACGGAGCGGCCACTGGAAAAGTAAAATTCCTTATGAGGATATACTGAATTTTTCTATACTAACCTGCATGCGTATAGGAGAAGTATGTAAAATCAGGTGGGATGACATTGATGAGAAGCAAAAGTCTGTGCTCGTAAGAGACAGAAAAGACCCCAGAAAAAAAGTAGGAAATCATATGTTCGTTCCTTTACTTGGGGATGCCTGGGATATTATTCAAAGACAACCAAAGTCTGATAGTGAACTGATATTTCCCTACAATACGTTAAGTATATCTCAAGGATTTCACAGGGCATGCGTCAAACTAGGCATTGAAGACCTTCGCTATCATGATCTACGCCGGGAAGGGGCGAGTCGCTTGTTTGAGGCTGGGTTCTCAATTGAAGAAGTCGCGCAAGTCACAGGTCATCGCTCACTGAATGTATTATGGCAGGTATACACCGAGCTGTACCCGCAATCACTGCATGAAAAATTCAACAAACTTATGCGGCAGAAAGAAGAATTACAAGGGAAGGAACCCACCCTTTGACTCTCAAGGCAATCAACTATAGAAGAAATCCCCATAGTTGCCGTAGATGGCTCAAACCTGAATCATGGTCAAGATTTTGACCATCTTTAAGATGTGATATCACACCTTGGGTATGGTGATTTCCACCATACCTTTTTACCCACACAGGGTTACTTAATGTAACTCAGTGACTGACGACGAATTTCGTCGGTAGTGAGAGGTCAGTACGCTAAACGTTCCGACCTTGTGAGGGGTTACGACGAATTTCGTCGGAACCAATGATCATCAGACTGCATACCGATACTTTCGGTGCTCAAACTGACCCTCTTAAAGAGGGCAAGTTAACTGACTGATTTATCTCATGACTCAAATATGCGTGATCCCAAAGGGTAGCATTCGCCGTGCTATCCTTTTCTTTTTGTGCTCCACTCAATGATGACCGCAAATTAACCGCGTCGCTAAATGATACGCGGAAAGTTTGTGCAACCCTTAATGAGGTGTACAAATTCTGTGAGTCAGTATTACTGCCCTGCAAATTCTGTGAGTAAATATCATTTACGCTCAAAGTCTGATAATGGGACATTGGATTTTGCATCGACGAAATTCGTCGGGACAAATGGTCACCAGTTTGCACACCGATATTATCGGCGCTCAAATTACAAGCAGACTGCAAATATGCCGTCTGCTTACTTTTCAAGCTATCATTGTAACCCATTGATTTATTCGAGGCCGTCACTTTGACCGCCGGAAACATTCCAGTATTTCCAGTTCCCAAAGTGAGGACCTCGAAAGAATCAAAGGGTTACTGAGGTGTGAGAAATTTTTCGCATACCCATCAGCTAAAATTTCAGCCGATGTATAATCATCCAAAAACTTGTCCAATTTGAAATCAGGGAGCACCTCACCACCTCAGAGCAAATGATACTGGGGTGGTGGATAGATTAGGGAGCTGTGTCAATAAACCCTGAAAATCACAAAAAAATGACATTTGCAACACATTTGTTTTTCATATATAAATCAATTTATTATGTGCATTTTGTAAAGAAAATTGGTTGTGAAATATCTCAAAAAAGACGGAAATAATAGAGAATATTTATACCTTAAGATATACTCCTCCGTGAGAGTTATCAATTTGATAACACGGATTCATTGGAGGTTTCTATGTTTTGCGAAATAAAAGTAGCCCAAATGGCTGCGTACCTGCTGTCGAAAGGTGGCGGGCGCATGGCATACCTGAAACTCATGAAGCTCATGTATCTGTCCGACAGAGAGTGTATGAGGAAATACGGGGAGTCAATCAGCGGTGACCGTATGGTGTCTATGCCTCACGGACCGGTGCTTTCATATTCACTCGATTTAATGAATGGCTCTAGCCAAGGTTCAGATGAGGGCTGGGGAAGGTGGATTGCTGGCGCTAGTAATTATGAACTGGTGACAAAGCTACCATCAGTTGAGCGCGATGAATATGACGAGTTGACAGATGCTGAGCTTGCTATTCTGAATGGCGCTTATTCAGAATACGGTCATATGACAAAATGGCAGATAAGGGACTACACACACTCGCATTGCCCTGAGTGGATCGATCCTCACGGTGGTTCATACTCGATCGACCCAAGAAACGTTTTCCTTGCCCTTGGAAAATCAAATGAGGCTGCGACACAACTTGCAAACAGGATGCGAGAACAAAACGAACTAGATCGGGTTGTTAGCGGACTGATATGACAATTAACTTTGTGCCTGTTAAGAAAGGAACCATAATGCTACTTACAGGCGCAAAGGAGCATCTATTCTTTATTTGCAGCGATCCTGTATTTTATCCCCAGCTTACGAAAGAATGTTTTCTTGCTGTTAACTTAACTACTATTTACCCAGATATTGAATATGACAACAGTTGCATTTTAAGTGTTGGCGACCATCCTTTTGTGAAACATGATAGTTATATTCTTTACAAGAAAGCTGAGGTACTGGGAGTTGGCACAGTGACAAGTCAAGTCATTGCTGGCGACATAAGAGTATCTGAACCCTGCCGTAATGATGTGTTTGATAGGATATTGAGCGGGTTTAATATTTCTCCTCACGTAACTCCGAAAATAAGAAAGTTCTACACTAAATATTGCGTTTAATTTTAATATTGCATTTCTTCAATACCATTAAATGGTACCTATCATCAAAGAGTTATAACCAAAGTGAGGACCACGGTATTCTTCGAGGTCACTGAGCTAATGACCTCGACAATAGGTCCCCTTAACCTCAAGTAACCCCTAGAGTTAATTCACGCCTCCGTTTGAAACAGAAGTGTGCTGATTTAAAGGTGAGATATCCCACCTTTAGCTAACTCGTTGATTTTACTTATTTCCTGCATTGAGCGATAATTCAATTAAATCAAGGGGTTAAAAGACGGGGAATCCCGCTTTTAGTATGCTAAGTTTTATCAGCCATTTGATAAATTTCATTAATTCACCATCTGTCATTTTATGTCATCCTGTCATCAAAACGTGTATCTCACCCATTAAAGTTAATCAAGCCGTACTCTCCAGTATTGATGAACCGATTTTATTGATGTTCACCGGCGGAGAAGCATCCCGCTTTCATGTTACTTAGCAATGTGTATTGTTGATTAAATGAGGGAATAGCTATGCAAGATAAAAAACCTGACGTATCAAATTTAAAAGACACAGTACCAAAACAACAATCCTATGAAGACTTTGGTTATACTGCCTTACCCGTTGGAGTTCCTATTCCTTGGCCGTCAGAAATTCCACCGGACGGTTGGCTTAAATGTAATGGTGAAGTATTTGATACAGTAAGATATCCGAAACTTGCCCTTGCCTATCCATCGGGCAGATTGCCTGATTTAAGGGGGGAATTTATTCGTGGTTGGGATGATGAGCGCGGAGTAGACTCGAATCGCCAAGTTTTATCGTGGCAAGCTGACAGAACAAAAAAGATACAACTGGCGGAAGGTAACGGTGGCAATTATCTAGCCTTATACCAAGGCCTCCCAGATAAACTCCGCTACCCAATTGGCAGAGATGTAATAGGACGCGCTACTGAAAACTCAATTGCTAACAATACAGGCGGTGACGAAACACGCCCCCGCAACATAGCATTCAACTATATAGTAAGAGCCGCTTAGTAGCTATCAGCCCTCCCCCGCGAGGGCTTTTCTATCGTCAAGGCTCCGAATTCACCTCCCCCTGCCCCACATTCCACACCGAATCTTCCGGCATCTGGACACGGACATCTAAGCGACAACCTTCGGGAATGTCGCAGGGTTCGGCATCGGCATAGTAGACTTTTTCACCATCCACGATTTCTTTTATCCGCCTGTTCTGGAACCGTTCGGGTAAATGGGTATGCTGACGGTGGAAAGTACGAATGATGATGCCGCCGCATTTTTTCACTGTGTCATCAATGTAAATGAGTTCCAGCCCGTTGTTGTTCTTCGGGGAGGAGATACCGCCGTGGACACCCCATGCTCCGTCAGCGTTATAACCCAATACGCCGGATATCTGATAATGGCCAATGCCGAGTTTAGTGACAGTCGCGCCCTCTGATTCGTTGTTGGTGATGAATTTGCCATCGGGGTAGATTTGGATAATGGGGCTGGCTTTTTTCAGATAGCCGTTCGTATCTGTGGTGGTGTTACCTGTGTGCCAAATCATCCACCACGGATTCCATATCCCATTATTACCATTACGTGTCCTAAATATCAATTTGCGACCACCACTGTGATGATCCGCCTGTATCATGACGCAGTATGCGTTGTACAATCCAGAAAAATGCACCCCTGGCCCGGAAACGCCCCCATTGTTTTTCCCATTGCTGTATCCAAAAAATGTTTGGTTAACCGGTATATTGTCGTAATCATGATTTGGCACATTGTTATTACTCCCGACGTCACCATGAATAATGGCATTATTGGCTATTAACGCACCAGTATTCGTCGCAAACAGCGTCTTATCAGGAATATCCGCCCCATTCTGAGATTTGGACAGGGCATTTTTCGCCAGCTCTGCCGTTCCCGATAAACCGAGGTTTTTCACAAACTCCGGTTTGTTGGGGATATCTGCCCCGTTCTGGGATTTTTCGAGGCGATTATTTAGGGCATCGGTTGTGGATTTCTGGCTCATTACCTGTAATGTACCACCACCTATAGATTGAACCACATCCGATTTATCGAATTTTTTATTCAGTTCATCCAGAATTTGATTTGTATTAACCAGTTTCCATGCTGAATTAATTTTATCCGCTGACGCTGTATTAAAATCAATTTTATTGTTGTTGATTAAACTCTGAAACTCTTTTGTTTCATCATCCGATTGTAATATTGCCCCTCTGGAATACCCGCCAATAGAATTGGCATACTCTAGTGAGAATTTATATTTTCCGCCCTTGGATAAATGAACGATATTATCGGATATCTGATTAAATATACCGTTAAAATCTCTGCCACTTGGCGGCAATCCACCAGCCGTCACGGGCATCATAGTAATTTGCGGGAATCCTGTGTCCCACGTTGCTTTTTGGCTGGGTAAATCTGATTTGTAATCAGAGGGTATTTCGTCCTTTTGTCCATTTTGAGCAAAAGGTTTTGCTATTAAATTTGGGTTTTTCATTATTCACCTGTTATGCAAATGATGCCTGACCAAATGGTTGAAATCCGGTTCCGTAAAATCCGAAAAATTCACCTAATGGTAATTCTACAATGCTGATTTTCACTCCCGATGGGCGGGGTAATATTTGTCGGTTGTAAATCAGATTTTTTTCTAATTCAGATAATCTATATTCAAATACATATCTGGCTGTCATATGTCCGGTTATTAGATAATATGAACGGCCCCGCAAAAAGCAACAACCCAGCCAATTATTAATATTAGGTGCGGTTGCATACAGTATATTTGAATACGCCCTCATTAGAATAACCTCCCTGAATGTTGAATCATCCATCATATATGACGCATCAGTTCCTCCAGAATAAAATGGTGACTGGTCGAATGGTGTAAATTTTTTCGTTTCTTTAAATCCGAAATAATCCACATTCGGGTCGGGTATAGATAAATCTCTGCCAATACCAACAATACGCCCCCAAATATCTAATCCGAATCCTCTCGCCGTGAGAACGTTGACCGCCAAATTATAAAACTCGTCGGCATTAGCTCTGGGGTCGATGGTTTCATTTATTGAGTTGAGAATAGTGCAGATGGTAGGGCTATTGGCGTACTGGCTGAGTAATGTTTCACGGATATCTTTCATCACTCAATCCTTATATCATCTATAGATAATGTCGGAAACTCATCAATACCGAAATCGAGATAATTAGCCACAGCGCCTTTCTTTCTTGCTATTTGAATCGATATTAGCCGCTCTCGTGTTGACTGGGCGGTTGCGCAAATATAGTCACTGGCAATTAGCCGCTTGGCTATCCGACCTTTCCCTCTCCCTGCTTCAAATTCATTCAAAACAGCCTTGTGAACAGCTAATTTATCTTGGTGCGTCAATCCCAATTTATTCTCAAATGTCACAATGAATTCAATAGGAATATGATGTGGCCGGATGAATTTAATGTCATAACTGGGCGGCAGATAAGGGAAATTGTCCGTGTCCTCATATTTGACTGTCGTATTCCCCACAAATGAGCAGCCGGTTCCGGCTCGAGCCAAAATCTGTCGTGCTATCTCATTATCATCACCACCTACCACAGAGACAGCGATAGAATTTCGGATTAACGGGTAATTAGTTACTCCGACTGTAATAGTTTCACTATCTGGGTTATCGACGACGTAACAGTCAATGACATTTTTGATGTTAGATACTGCACCATAGGTGGCGGCATTGGTGTTTTTGGCATTGATAGCGACAGACTCCTGCCGCCTCAGTTCAAACTCCTGCCGTGATTCATCATCCCTGCCAACAATGGCGGCGGTTTTATTGATGACCGAGTCAACCCCATTGATGTTTTTGACAACGCGGCTAATAGCTCCAACCGAGGCTGAAACTCTGCCAGTAACATCACAATAAACGTGCACTATTGCCAGTCCGTTATCGTCAATCCTCGCTTCTATCTGGGTGCTCCATGTTTTTCCAGTATCATCTGTGACCTGAAATCCAGCAGGAATAACCGTGTTTGCCAGCCCGTTAATCGTGACCTCGGCAACAGATTTTGTCGCCCGATGACGCTGTAGAAAATAGATATAACCCAGCGCATCTTGCATCATGCCGTCAGCATATCGGGGGTCAAAACTATTTAGGAGGTTAATAAGAGTATTTCGTTCGTCGGTGATAATGGCGGTCAGGGTAGTGACTAATTGACCCTGCGGTGTATCCATTGATTTATTGAGATTATCGCCAAAACAGGACTGCATTAGCCGCCACACTCCCGCGATTATCTCATCGGTCGGTGGCGCTAATATCCCCTGAGGGGTGATTTGTAGTTTCGGTATCATAGTTCTATTACTCCCTCCCGTCCGTCAATGTCGGTAAATTTAATTCTGCCCCGCACAATCCTGTCATTGGCTGTACTCAGTTCCGCTGTGGCAGAAACTACTCCCTCGACTGACATCGCGGCGTCCTCCAGATTTTTCCGGTACATCGCCAGTGAATACCGGTTTTTGCCTAGTATTTCCTCCAGATAGGGGATGCCCGCGCCCTGTGAGTAGTACGTATCTTTCACAAACACCCGACAGGCATTAGCCACTGATTGCGCTCTGGCGTACTGGTCTGAGGCAATAGCAATATTCCCCGCCACATCGAGAGTGAGATCCCATGTGGCAGGCATTAGAAATAATGTCCGCATGTTAAGCCTTTTGGTTAGGTGGGCTGGTGTTAGCGCCTTGCCCGTGCTCTGGATGGGTATGACTGTTGTAAACTTGACGCATTCTCTCCATAGACAAGCTGTTGGTCGTGGTGTTGTCGGTGATATCGCTTTTGGCCTGAATAGTACTGGTCGTCTCTACTGGTGCATCTAAAATGATTTTCGTGCCTTTGACATTCACTACCCCTGTAGCAACAACGTTAATGCCGCTATCCAGAAAATGGACATACTGGCTTGGTGCGCCATTCAGCAGGCCGCCGATATAGAGGCTGTCAGACCAATCGAACCGCCGCTTACTCTCCGGCGGCGCTGAGTTCTTGGCTCGCTTCACCTTTGAAATGTCACGGGTACAAACGAGGCAAATACCCAAATCACCGGGTTTCGGGTCGAGAATAACGGCATTTGCACCACCCTGATACCGGAAATAGGGCACGTTGTAGATAATGGCATTCTCGTAGACATTCCCTGCTCCGTCTACCTGTTGCACTAGTGGCAGAATGTCAACATAACCCACAGGAGCAACGCCACCACCACGAACTTTCATCACCTTGCAGATTGTTACTGTTCCCATCTTGCCAATGAGTGACCAGATGATCGCCTCCTGACTGCGAGCGCCACCCGCCGTAGTCTGTGGGTCATATAACGATACCCGTTCATTTTTTGATTGCGACATGGTTATCACCTCTCCGACTGGCTGAGACCTCCATGAACCACTGTGCCGAATCCTGCTCAGTTTCTAATATTGTCCTGATTCCGTAGATCAACCAGTCACCGTTACAGATTTTTATCTGGCTGTCGGCAATGCGCACGATGCCACCGAACCTCACTAATGAGTCATAGAAGCACTTGAACTGAACCCCGATCATGGTCGGAACCGGATAACCAATTAATCCAGTATCAGGTGAGATAACCGGAATTTTTAATGTTCGTCGGGGGAAATCTTTGTAGGTAACAGCAATATTTTTATTTTCAATATACAAATCCAGATTGGCGGCATGGGCCAGTTGCCGGATTTTGTCGATTTCAGTACCGTGCAGATACGGGTTGGATACGCTGACGCTGACGTCATTAGGCTCAAAGGTATAGCCTATGCGTTTACAGATGTTTGCCATGATAGTAATAGCATCGTGATCGCCCTCGTAGCTCTCTGCATCAACACCCATCATTTTATCCAATACAGCAGTCTGAGACTCAATCACCAGCGCCACATTAGGCACATCGCCAAAATCGGGATAAGCAAAAGTGATACCGCCTTTAAAGACCTGTGATAACTCTTCGCCTTCCTCACCGGCCTCAATCGTTACGTTATTGCGCAATGCGGTTATCTCATTCCATTTGATACGTAACAGCTTCTCCATTGTTTCCATTGGCAACCCGTAGGCTTTAATTCGCGCATGAGGCGTAATGGCGCCATTGCCGTAGTTAATCTCGGCGCTGATCCGAAGTCCGGTTGCAGAGAGTTTGTTTTGATTACTGGAGGTGAACGATTCGTCTTTACCTGAGAGGGTGAGGGTGATTCTTATTGATTTTCGATTAAAAGCCATTTATCCATACCAACCTATATCGAGAGCCTAATTGTGAATATTCTGGATCGGTATTACCTTCTATATCTGAGAACACCAGCCACTGACAGATATAAGTCATATTCCGACAAACACGATTACATACCAGATATTCCCCATTTTTCTTAACAGTAGCGAATAAATTATCGAGTCTTGTTTCTAATGTTAAATCGTAATTATCACTTTCTAAAAAAAAGGAAAGAGTTTGATTCGGAATTTTTTCTAAAGGTATTTCGGTTATCATTAAAAACTCCCGTTACTTATTTGGTTAACCATATTTTCAGCTTGCTTCTTTGCTTCTATTAAATCATTTGCAATACCATCAAGTCCTTTTAATATTACCTTGCTACCCTCTGCTAATACTTTTATTGTTGACATATTGCCATCCTTGTTTATCTCTCCTATTTCTTTAAACATTGTTGCCATAGAGCCACCAGATGAATTAACTTCAACCTGCTGTGTCTGGTCGCCAGTATCCTTTTTCTTGGCATCATCGGGGTTTTTGACTTCTTCCTTATCATATTTGACTGTCACCTCCCTGATTTCCTCAAGATGCAGGTTCACTTTAAGAAGGGTCGCCCCATCTTTAGCCTCTCTCGCAATGTCATAGCCCACGATAGCGGCATTGGTGTAGACAAATTCAGGTGTGACAACATGAAATTTCAGTGTGCTTTTCGCTAAAATCTCCAGTTGAGACAGAAAAGCGCCTCGCTCCAGTGTACCGCCTGAGCTTTTACTTAATTGAACAGTGACTTTGTACGGTTCCCCGACTTTGTTATAAGTAGCGAATGAGCCGTTTTCTATCGGTGCGCTCACTACACGATACTGATTCTGGTATTGCAGTGATATCACGCTGTCGGCTAATAGAAGAGGAATTCCATATTGATTGAAGATCCCCCAATAATTGCCAAACAACTTATTTATCAATGCAGCACCGCCCAGACTGATACCCGCATCCATTGCAGCATCGGGGATCCCTTTCCAGTTGGGAATATCGGGCATTTTGGGTAGTTCTGGCATTCCGAACATAGAGCACCTCGCTTTTTGGGTGTAAAAAAACCGCAGTTAAGCGGCGTTAGAAGTGAAAAACCCGCCGAAGCGGGTTGGATTGGTTATTGCTTTAGTCAGGCTGCCCTGTGGCGCTTATTTGCTGATTTTCCTTTTTCGCTTTTCATCGCTTTGTTATGAGCTTCTATCAGAATCCGTTTTTTCTCACTATTGGCAAAACGATTTAAAACTTGCCTGATTAACGGCTGATAGCCCAAGCCATTAAGGTCAGCTATCATTTTCAGGTCTTCAATCAGAGACTTATTCAACCTGATTGAAATTGGTTGCAAATCCAATGCCTCATTAATCAGTTCATCTGTTATATCATCAGACACTTTGACGTGAGCTTCACTGCGACCAAGCTCACCGTTATCCCATGCTTCATCAATGGAAGCTATCAGGTTTGTTCGCTTATCAGTATGTTTGCTCATTTCTCTGTTCCTAGACCGTATTTTTTGTATATACAAAATCAGTTTTAGCCGTCCGTGGCTTGGTGTTAGAATATATTCATCGGCAGGGAGAGCAGGTTTTCAATGTAAAATCCGTATCGTCTTGCTACTCCGTCAATGATGCCCTCCGGCGTCTCAGTTCCACCTGTAAAAGTTTCAGTTTTGTTGAGATAGTTATCGTAAACCTCCATCTTAATGATGTATCTGAAATTAGGTGGCTGAGGTTTTATAATTGTCGAAGTTTTCTCAACCTCACGATCCAGTATATCCAGTACCCATTTACGGAACTCTTTAGCGACACTTGTCTTTGAGAATATTGCTATCAGATGAGCACCTCTAAGGGAGAAGACTCGCACTGTTTTCTGGTAATTCCCTGAGACCCTCATTTTGAGTGTCTCAGTCATCGCTGAGGTAAACTCATCGGAATTACGGTCATAAATCTGAGTAACCGCATCTGATTTTTTGTACTCAAGAGCCTTCGCTAGCTCGACAGCAGTAAACCAAATCTTGTTGGCATGGGATACTGGATTAAATACAGTGCTACGGAAGGTTAATTGATTAGTCATGGATGACCTCGTTTGGTTTCTTCGAGTTACCACAATCGGTGTGGTGCCGGGAGGCTCGAAACGGCCCAAACAGCCGCGGACTTATTCCCTTTTCAGGTGTTGTATTAGTCGCCCTCCCGACTTTGATCGGGGGAGTAATAGCTTTTAGGCTATTATCAAAATTAGGCACAAAAAATCCAACACTGACGGGGTTGGTTAAGTCCGGTTTGGGGAGGGTTTCGAGGCCTCTAAGACAAGTGTATAAAGCAATGTTTATAATGTCAATAACAGTTGAGTCCATCATCGGTACATACGGCTCACCATTATAATTAACAACATAGAGATCTGAGCCATAAAATGGAACGTTAATAGTTTTACTAACTTCTTTAGTTGCTATAATAGACATGTCTATTTTCCTTGAGATGGTATTAGACGATTTAGAAGCCCTCTGACTATTACCAGTAGTCGGGGGCTTCGTTGTTTTAGAGCGGTACTATTTATTACGTAATTGTAACTTTTTGTAAAGGTGATATATTTCGAATTGCGAGACGCCTCGTATTTTCAACCATTTACACACGAAATACGTGTAAATTTGTATTGTTAACCCTAGCAATCACTGTTAAATTGGTTAATCCTGTTGAAAAGATCAGTATTTGATCGCCATCCTTGGCTTAAAATCCTTACGCTGCTTCTTTCACACTCAACATCTTGGCCAGCTTCGAAATGCCTTTCGGAGTGATGCGAACCTGTGTTATCGTTTTTTCGCTACCATCATTTCTCATGACTACCGTTACCTTATGCTCAAGATAGCCAGTCTGAATCTTGTCTTGATATCCAATCCACACATCCGAACCAATACGACGATAAATCCAATGATTTTCTTTCAGGATGTCAAAAAGAACCTTGGGACGAACCTGTAACTGTTTCGCGGTATCAGTAACACACATAGAACCGTCTGATTTTGCGATACGCTCCAGTGCTGCAACATCCGGTTTCATTTCTTCGACCTTGTGCTCAAGTTCCGCTTTCTGTTCTGCTAAGTCAGCGGCAAGGCGAAGTGCTTCTGGTAGTGATTGGGGGATCTGCATCTGAACTTGATCAACCAACTTACCGGAACGGTAATCAATGAAAGTTTGATTTACCTGCAATTGAAATGATGGGCTAATCCATCCGGCATATGAAACAGCGAGAAGTTCGTGGGCGAAAGTGCCGGGGTTAATACCGCCTTTTTGTACTTTGAGCACTTCTTGACCTAAGGCGGAATTCTGCCTTAGCTCATCAACAAGCTCCTGAGCCTGTTTTGTTTCAAGCCAAGTTTTAGGGCGCTTGGCATCTTTACCACCACTCGCTTTATGAAGCGCATTCAGGTTAAAACGACCTTCTGAGTCGGTAGTGATTTCTACACCTGCAATGACAGGAAGATTTTTATTTGCTACATTATTCATATTGTCACTCTCTGTTATGGGTTGACACGTTGGTTTCTTCGAACGTTACTGACAAATTAGAAGCCTCAACTGTTGGCGCAGTTGGGGTTTCGTCTTTATTGCGCTGCACTTCTTGACCTCTCATTTACATACCAAGCTATAGCCTGATTAATCACTGAATTTTGAGAAATGCCATCTTTATCAGCCAATTGGCAGATTTGGTCTTTCAGGTACTCAGTGGTTCTTAATTGCATCTTTCCAGTTTTCTTTCTTGTGTCTAAGTTTGTGTTCATTGTGATTCCTTTTTTAGGATTAAGGCTATTTAACTCTAAAGGCTACTTGACTCTAAAGTTAATTTAGCACCATTGCGTATAAAGTCAAGTAGCCACTATACTAATTTCATTAAGTTTTAAAGGTAACTATTTATGACTAAGTACCCAAGCCAAACGCAAGACAAGTTCACCGTTAGGTTTCCTGACGGACTAAGGGATGCTATCGCCAAAAGAGCAGAAGAGAATGGAAGATCAATGAACTCCGAGATAGTGCAAATTTTACAAGATGCACTTGGCGCTAACATTAACCATATTGACCCAAACATGTCGCCAGAAGATGCTCAGGCCACATTCGAGGATGGAATAGAAGAATTTAAAAGATTGCTTACCCAAAAACAGGAAGAAATATTAAATACAGCCAGAGTATTTGCAGAATTAGTTAGCTCCAACAAAAAAGCCCCGTAAGGGGCTATTTATGAGAAGGCTCTACTGGCTGGCTTTGGGTTACAGTTGGTTGCTGGGGTAATGAGGCTCCTTTGCTAGATATTATCCAACTAGATACCAGCATTACGGTAGACAAGACAATCGTCACTAACGCCAAGCCTATTGTTGTTGACCATTGCGTTGTCGAAATGCTTGTTTTTAAGCCATCTATCTTGCCTTCTACGGCTTCGAATTTTCCATCGATTTTTGATGACATAGCCTGCATTGTGGTATTAAGGCTAGCTAGGTGAGTATTCTGCTGCTCTCTCCATTCTGCCATGTCTTTCTGCATGGTAGCAGCTACAACATCAACTTCGGCTTTGTTAGCCCTCAGGATGGCTTCAAATTCTGTCTTGGTGAAGTTATCTGGCATATTCTCCTCCTTATTACGTGATTCCACATTGCTATTACCTTTATCATACTCGCTATGAGGATTTTGATCTAAATCTATCCACCCAATAACATACGCAACATTTCCTTCCTCTCTAATAGCTTTACTCATTTCCGGCACTCCCTTGATTTTCCCTCAACCATTCAACGATTACTGCTACCGAGAAATTTATTTCATAGGCACAATTCGAACATATCGCTCTAAAATAATAATCTTTTATGTGAAATCCATCAGAATAGAACGCAGGGTAGCGCCTTACAGGTAACAAGAATCTAGATCTAGTAGCCTGATTAGGCTCGTAATCACCAAGGCCGAAGGGAATACTTATTTTTTTGCTTTTGCATATGGGACAGACAACGGCTTCATTGACTCGATCAGAAAAAAAATCGGTCAGTGTTTCTGGCTTAATTATCTTTAATTCTGTAAGCAATTCCTCTTCACTATCAAATAAAATCTTCATAACTTCACCCAATGTTAAACATTTTTTACATTTAACCACTGAGTCAATAGTAGGTGTTACTGATTATTTGATCAGCAATTTAAGAAAGTGTGAAGAGTGCAACAAAAATTTTGTAGAGCTAAGGCTATTTAATAAGAATTCATCCTTTCGCACTTTCCTAGAACCACATCCATAGCAGAGAAATGCTGATCACTTTTTAGCCGCGCCGCTAAACCATGTTTTTTAGATGCTATATAAAAAGCATAGTTATTACTATTGAGAAACCCTGTGTATGTAGTACTAGATTCACCTTTCTTAAATAGCTTCAAATCAGCAGCAAATTGAGTTCCGGGTATATTTTCCCCAAAATCAAAAGCCATATCAGGGTAAAGATGCGCTGTTATGTATTTTCCTTCCTTTGTTGATTCAATGCTGAACATGGCTTTATGTGAAGCTCCCGATGGAAAACCGTCGAATTTATCAAGCAAATAACTCGGATAAATTTTGCAAAAATACACCCCATCGTGAGCATCAATATCATTACTGCCATCACGATATATGCCATTGTTAGCCAACAAAACACTAGGAAACAGCAGTAAAGCCACAGCTATCTTCCTAAACATTCACCACCTCAGATTTCAGCAAACTTGATTTAATTATAACCTCTGTGATTAAAGAAGAAACACATTCATATCCAGCAGCAAAAAATTACCATTAGATCTCTTTTATCCCATTGATGGTATTATCTGCGATAAGCTTGTTTTTTAATAGAAACCGTCCTTGGCCTCAAGTTAGTTCTGTAAGTTAGATGAGGTTCTGTCTGATATTCTTTTATTAAGATCCCTTAGCAAAGCTAAAGAATCTTTAAGCATGGCGTTAATATGTCCAGATAAAGGAACATCCATATTGATAAGGTTTAAGAAGATGTTCTTTCTCCATAGCTCATAACCAGAATTAAACAATGATACTGCTTTTTCGAGTCTCATTATTTCGTCATGAGCTAATTCACTAGATTCAGTTTCATTTCTTGGTATATATTCACCTTCCAGCACATTCAGGAACTCAACCGCCTCTGTTATTTGCGCTGGTGAAAGCTGGTAGATATGTTTAACTTCAAAATGCTCATGAACCAGTTTCCAAATGTCAGGGTAAATTTTACCAAGGCCAGTAGTAATTAAACGCTCGGCGGTCTGGCGCAATGGGGTTAACTGACTCGCTGTTGAGAGGCGAGGCTTGGTTTTAACTTCTGTTGCTTCTTTCTCAACTTCACGATCCAGTATATCCAGCACCCATTTACGGAACTCTTTAGCAACACTCGTCTTTGAGAACATAGCAACCAAATGAGCACCTCGAAGTGAGAAAACTCTAACCACTTTTTTACGTAAGCTATTGTTTATTCCATTGACACTCAAATTGAGGGTCAATGTCATAGCTGTGCTAAACTCATCTGAATTACGCTCATAAATTTGAGTAATGGCATCCGTTTTTTTGTACTGTAACGCCTTGGCTAACTCAGGAGCGGTTAGCCATATATCATTGGCATGATTTACTGAGGTAAAAACAGTATTACGGAAGGTTAATTGATTGCTCATGCCGCAACCTCCGCATTTAACATCTTGGCTAATTTGGAGATACCTTTAGGGGTTACACGAACCTGTGTTGTAGTTTTATCGCTACCATCAGGCTTATAAACAACGGCCATTTTGTGCTCAAGATAACCAGACTGAATTTTGTCTTGATAGCCGATCCATGATTCGTTGTTAACGCGTTTATAAATCCAGTGTTGTTCGCTCAGGAAGTCAAACAAAGCCTTGGGACGAATCTGTAATTGCTTAGCGGCATCAGTAACGCACATCGAGCCGTCTGATTTTACAATACGTTCCAGTGCGTCAACGTCAGGCTGCATTTCTTCAACCTTGTGCTCAAGGTCTTTATTTTCCAGTAACAAACGTTCCTTTTCTTCTTCGGCTTGAATTACCATAAGAGCAAGCTCTTTGACATTCGGCAGCCTCGAAGGGGAATTGCGCCTTTCTTGTTCTAATTCGTACAGGCGATCAATCACCGCTGCACGTCTTTTAACATCGTATCCAGTAACTAAGATTTCAGTATGACGACGGTCTAGTAAATACTCCCAAGCATTGGGATTGTTATTGTCGTACTGAATGCAGGTAACGCGTTGATTGGTAAGGTAAACCAAATCTGGCTTACGGATATAATCAGATTCAGCGCCACCATATAAAGCAGATAACATAGTGCGAATATCGCGGCATACATGCGTATGACTTTTACCAGTCAGTTTTGCGATCTCACGACTTGACATGGTTGCAGTGACATCTACTACACTGTTTGCTACACTATTCATGACTATAATTCCTTTCTAGTTATTGACAGTTTAGAAGCCTCGCTGGTGCCAGCCTTCGAGGTTTCGTCTTTATTAGATAATGATTTCACCTTTCTTCTCCATCTCATCCAGTAACTTAAGGCGATACACAATATCTGCATGTTTAGTGCGCATATATTTCTTTGATGTTCTTAAAATACCCTCTTCTACTTCGGGAGGAATGCGCACTTGCGTAGGGTTGATTTTTGATACATTATGCATACATGAGTTTCCGTGAGTTTTTATGATGTAAATTCATCATAATTTACAACAACCAGCAAAACAAGAGTTTTAATGAGTATTTTTTCAATAAAACTCATGTTTATTTTAAGTGATTGATATTATGAAGTTTGATGAAAACTTTCCGAAGAGATTAACGTCTGCCAGAAACGCAGTCGGACTTACACAAGCTAATTTAGCCTCGAGAGCTGAAACTGTGGTCAGGCAGATAGCCGCCTATGAAGCCGGTGATGCAAGGCCAAGATTAAAAACGTTAAAAAAAATTGCATCCGCATTGGGAACCACAGAAGAATGGTTGTGTGTAGGCATAGGTGAAGCACCAAATGCTGAGTCGTTCTCAAGAATTAGAAACATAAATCAGATCCCGATATTGTGCGAATTCTCTATTGATGATTTTGTTTCCAATGGCTACATTCCTCAAGGAACGAAACTTTATCCATGTGAGGCAGATGTAAGTGAAAAGGCGTTTGCTTTTATCATCTATGGTGATTCAATGATAGCAGGGAGTGGTAACTTAAGCCTCCCTGACGGAACAATTGTGACTATTGACCCTTGCGCAAATTTTTCTAGTGGGGGTATAGCTTTGATATCACAAGATGAATTAATCAGAGTGAAAAAAGTAGTTATTGAGAATAACCGAGCCACTATCATCTCTTTGAATACAGTTGAGTATCCATCAGAGTTATGTGATCTTTCAGAGCTTGATTATATCTACCCAGTAATAAAAGCTGAAATTAACCTAGGTGATAAGCCACCATATATCCCACAATGGGAATCACAAAAGCATACCCTTACAAAACCAATGTTTCTTTCTAAGAATAAAAACGAACTTAAAGGGCAATTGAACAGAATCGAATCCATGCTTGAGCAACTAATAAAAAAAAATTTTTAAAATAAAATTCTAAATACTTTTTTAGTTTTTATGGCAGCATCTAATGATCAATAAAAAAGCCCCGTAAGGGGCTTCTCTTGGCTTTTAGGGAGATTAAAAAATCAACTTAGATACAGCAATCGCAATACTCGCTGTGGCTATGATGGTTGCCGCTATTGAGCATTGGGTTAACATGGATCATGCAGTTCCAGAAAATGAGCTACCAGCCATAGTTCAAAGGCTAGCCAAGGTAGAAGCTCAACTGGATAAACTTACTAAAAAATAAGCCCCTACGGGGCTATTATCAATTGTAGAATGAATGCATTATAGGAGCTTTAGGGTCATCAAGATATCTATAGCATTGAAATTTTTGACTCATCCTTACCCCGAAAGCATTCGTTCCTGAAAATTCGATATACAGGAAATAGATAGGGCGTCCATTAAGCTTTCTTTCTTCCAAGATGACATGATCTTCTTCATAGGTTTTAGGATATTTCAAACTTAGTTTTGGCATCTCACTACATGCAAAATGCATATCTCTTTTAAGTTTATCCCTTTCAATCTCATCTTTATGAGCAAGGTAGTATTCATGAGCTTTCCTTTCTTCCTCAGCTTTGCGTTTCCTCTCTTCTTTCTCTGCCTCAGCTCGTCTGACTAACCTCTGTTTCTCGAATTCTTCATGTTCGGCAAGATCCTGCTTTTCTTTTTTTGTTAATTGAGAAACGGGCTTTGATTGTAACTGCTCAATATATTCACGTTTCTTGTCTGTTTCATACTTCATATAAACTACAAACCCAATCAACAAAAGAAGTAAAAATTGAAGTATCTTTTTCATGTTGTTCCAAGTTTTAAATTAATCAATCCCAAATTTTCTTTTAAGCTCTGATTTATGCTGTTCGATAAATTGCCTTATTCTCTCCGCTCTTTCGTTTGGTATGCCCACCTTGACTCCATAATCAAGCAGTATTTGGAGCATTCTCTTTCGTTCACTTGCGGTTACTTCCTTTGCATGGAGTTTGAACATAGCTCTAACTGCTGATACAAATTCTTCGCATGGCGCAGGTTCATTGCATTCCTTGCTTAAAACATCTTCATTTGGCATATACATGGCATAGGATATGCCATCCATAGTCATTTTTACTTCAGGATTAGTATTATATTTAGGTTTTACATAGGTTGCCGTGTCATCCTTGGCGTTATAATTTCGTAAAACCTCTCTAAAATTATTAAAAGCAACTTTGTCTTGAGGTTCAGGAAGACTGGAGCAGCCAGATACAAAAGATACCAAAAACAAGACAGCAATAGACTTTCTTAACATTCATCAGCCCACACAATGATTAATTTGCTTCAAGTATAACCACCGCTCAAACAAAATACAGAAAAATCAATCTATCCCATCGATGGTATTATCTGAGATAGGTTCGTTCTGATAGCCTCCCCTCCGTCTGCTACAGTCCCCTTGATTGTGTCTGAATTTGAGTAAACATTAACATCGCCATTCATATCTACTTTGATATTAGTTGCACCGGCCACAGGCATATTCTGTATTCTCTGTGTCTGTGAGAGAAAATCATGAGGTGCGTTCATATCCATATTGGGAACAAGTGGCTTTGATATTGCCTCAGAGAATGCGCTAATATTTTTTGCTAAATTGACCATCGGATCTCCTTGTCCTTTAATTGCCGCCATGATAAGTGGTTTGGAGTAAGGTAACGGTTTTCCTATTTCTTCCTGACTCATAGCATTCATCAACGCGAACATAACATCGTCGTTATTTAAATCTAGGCGATCATGCCTGCCTACACCTAGCCTCTGCGCAGCTCTATCGATATATTCCTCTGTGCGATTTTTGTCCTTACCACCTGGGGGCGTCCATTTTCGTATAATCAAGTCGACGGATTGGCGTTTAACGTTATCGGTCAGCCCATTGAAGTATCGCCTCAATTGCCACGCGGTACGCTCCAGCCCATCATACGGAGTGTTAAATTTAGCAAATCGTTTCTCAGGGTGGTCTTCTTTTGCTGCGCCTTTTTGTTTGGCATATTCCATGTTCAGCGGGTTATTGTTACGCTCCCCTCTGGTATTACCTTTTTGTGGCGGAGGTAAAGGCTTCTGTGGTTTATTTCCCAGTATGATATTATTAAGCTCATCTAACGTCATTTCACCACGCTGAACCTTAGCTTTGAGCTTATCAAGTTCAGGATCACCAGTAGGGATATCTAAGGTGGTTTCAGTAACCTGACTTCCTAGCCCTTTACCACGATTATCTACCCACTGACCATTAATCCATCTAGCATCACCTTGACCTATCAACGCTGCACCAAAATCAGACCAAGTCGGAGCTGTTCTTACACGCTGGAACCAGTCATATTCACCAAATGTAGAATTGAGTGCCGAATCTATATACTCTTCACTTTCATATGCAACACCAGCGGCTAAACCAACAGCGCCAGCTTTTCCTGCCATTCCTAATTTTCCACCAGGAACTTTTATATTCTTAGCCCCTCTGGATACCTTACCGAATGCCCCTAAAATCTTACTAACCCACTTGGTGGCTAAGTATGTGGCAAATGCACCAAACGCCAATTTCAAGTTACTGATTTCGCCATTCGTATCTTTGAACCATTGGCCTATGGTGGTGTTTTTAAACCACTTTTTGAATTCATCTAATTTTTTCAAAACATACTCAATTGAATCACTCCATTCTGACCAGTCAAATAATGAATCCCCGCCTTTTTTCCATGTTTGGTAATCGTCATAAAGCCCCAATAAGCCAAGACTCAAAAGAGCAATAAGCCCAACGCCAGTGAATAAAGGCGCAAACATAGCAAGAAAGGCAGAACCTGCGGCAATAGCCATAGGGATGAGAGCTACTCCGATAATTGTCGCAATGCCTTTAAATACCGAGATGGCAGTTTCACGATTCTTATTCAGATAAGAAAGAAAACCGGAAATTCTCTCTGAAAACTTGAGAAGATAAGGCGTTAAATAGTTAGCTATTAGTGTTTTTAACCCCTCCCATTGCTGACCGAGTACCGAATTTTGCTCCCTGAGTTGGCGGTTTAATTCCAGTTCCTCTTTGGTAGAGATGACGAGGTTTTTCTGAGCGTCCAGCTTTTTCTGAACAGCCTCTTTGCCCTCCAGCAACATGTTGATGGTTCCGTCGTCCAGCCCCATGTTTTTAGCGATGTTATACGCCTGTGGGCGCTCCATCTTGGAAAAAGAGTCCGCCATATCTAACAGAATATCGTCCAGATTCCTGATTTTCCCGTAGGAGTCTACCACCCCAATACCTAGCGCATTGAAAAATGGCAATATGGACGCATCACCCACAGTCACCAAATCCCACAACGATTTATTGAGGCTGGACATTGTGGCCGCCATGCCGTCAGCTCTGCCACCTGACATCTCAGCGGCGTTCTGCCATTTTTTGATGGTGTCCGCGTTCATGCCAAGATTCTTACTCAAGAAGTGAACTTGGTCATTTGCACCGGATATATCATTAATGAGTTTGGTCAGACCAGTTGAAACAAAGATAGTGGCAAACAGCCCGGTCAATGCTTTGACTGCACCTTTAATGGACTTGCTCATATCCTGAGCTTTATCAGACGATTCACTGAGTGAGTCGGAGAAATTCAGCACCACATTAGAGGTGCTTTTAGTGGATTTACCGACAGTTTCAGTCGATTTGGTCAGAGATTCATTAGACTGACTCAAATCTCTGGAACTATCCGCAGCTTGACCGGTACTATCTGATAACTCTGCCACAGCCGTAGATGCACCGTCAGCTTTCTTATCCAGATCATCAAGCGCTTTAATCGCTTTGTTCGCATCATTTGCAAAGCCGGACATATCCAGCTTGAGTGCAACGAGTAGGGTATCAACGAGAGTAGCCACGCAGCCTCCTTTTATTGAGATATAAAAAAAGGCCGCATTTGCGACCCTGTTGTAATCAACCTAATTCTTTAATAGGTTAACTCTGTCTTGGATATACCAATAAATACTTTGTCTTTCAGCCTGAAACAGACTCTATCCCAGTTATTGTTAATCACTTTAATGCCATCAGAGTCTTCGCCAATACGAACATGAGTGCGGTCATCATCGCCAATCCAAAGTGTAACACCTACCGGAATAAAACTGCCCCCTCTAGGTGAATCATCAATGACGGTGGATATAAAGAAACTGATCGTGCTGTAATCATCAATAGTTACTGAGTTTATATCGCACTTTCTGAAAGTCCCGTCATCGTACAGAATTCCAGTAGTTACATATGAGTTTTGGTTACCTTGATAGTCGTCCCATGATTCATTTTCCAGTTGTAATGATTCTGTATATTTATCAATTAATGCCAAAGCCTCTTCCCGGACGCGATTCATATTTTCAATGCGCTTTTCGTCCAGCTTGATTTTTCTCTCGCGCAGCTCTTTGTAAGTAATGGTCATATTTCTTCCTTTACTGGGGTTAAAAGCGTTCATGTTATCACCTATGTGATTAGTTTTATTTGATTAAGTCCACGAAAAGAAAACCGCGCAAGGCGGAGTGAATTAGCCTGCTTTTAGCCACATCAGGCGAGGTGGTTCTAACTTCCCGTAATTAAAGGAAGCTGATAAGTTGCTTATTTCTCAAACAAAATAAGGAGTAAGAAATGGCAAGATTTACTGTTCGGGTTGAATTAAGAAAAGCAGATAGCACAGATTACGAGAAACTCTATGACAAAATGAAAGCTAAAGGATTTTCGAAATTTATTACTTCGGATGACGGCAGTAAATATGAACTCCCACCCGCCGAATATAATTTTATCTCAGATTCAAAATCTCGTAATGAAGTAAGAGATTTAGCCTATAACATAGCTAAAACCGTTAATTCAAGACCTGCTGTTTTAGTTACTGAATCTGAGGGGCGAGCTTGGAATGGACTCAATAAAGCTTAATCTTCGTCTGAACCATATGTAGGCTCTTCACTTTCTAAGGCCGCAAATGCTTTTCTTACACTGTGGCCTAGGTATCTGACTGCGTTATCAGGCAAATCGAACGTCTGCTGATACTTGATTCTCAGTAGATCTGCCAGAACTTTTATTGCCGCTTCTTGTGAGTCATACGATAATTCTTCAAATTTCATTGTCTTTCTCCAATTGTTAATTCATTCGGTTACATTTGCCAAGTACCGCTCATGGAAACAACAATAAAGCAATAGCTATTGGCTTTAACATTCATCACCTCATGAAATGATGAGTTTGATTTAATTATAGCCACTTAGAGGGCTGAGTAAATTAATCTGACTTACTCAGTTCCTCTATTAACCGCTTGTTGTATTCGCTGACTTGATGGATTTCTAGCATATTCAGCGCAGCTTCCAGCCCGTATATCGTAGAGAGTTCGTGATAGGAGGCGTACCCTGACGTCACGACCTGATACACAATACTGGAAACATTGTTAGGCTCCGCCAGAATGCCCTCTTTCAGCGGCAGGCCAGCCCTCAGCTTTTCGAGTCTGAGCCAGCGCCTTGAGTTAAAAAATCAATGTGGATAGCCAGCGCCTCCTTTCGCAATAGGAACATTGTCTTAACGTCGTGGATATCAGAGTTGAATTCGATAGCGCGGGCATTTCCACCAGACGGAACGATTTGTACACAGTCGAGTAGCTCATTCAGCAGCGGAATGCCGTCTTCCGCCCGAATGCTGGATAGCGCCTTAATTGCTACCTGCGCCATTCCCATCATGCCCATTGATGGACGGAGATCACCAATATCAATGCCACCATTGGCAATCGTGAATAGGGCGCGCATGGCCCAATTGTCCGCTTTGATTACCGACATCTCGGTGATAACAAACATCTTGCCCGCATCACGGCCTGATTCGATGGTGATTGTTTTGGATTTCAGATTAGACATTATGCGATTTCCTCAGCACCGTTAGTGATCATTTTGAATTTGTAGCTGGTTCCGTCCAGTAATTTTTTACCGCTCGCCCCGCCTGTCATACTGATTAGCCCGCCTGTGCCGGAATAGCGTTTACCAATAGAAGGAATTTCAACAACAATGTCGACAAATCTAGCTTCTTTCTTGGAATTAAAGTCCTTTCTAATATTTTCCAGTATCTGAATAGAGGGACTATTCGCCTCCAAATACAGTGTTAATGGTGTTTCATGCGGGATGTAGCCAACGGACTGTTTCCCATCCACCCCAATACGGGTTTCCCCAAGTGTAACCTCACCAAACTCCCATGCGTTATCAGCCTGAAAGCCTTGAATTTCTACATAATCGTCATATATCCCTTTGCATCTCAGCATTAACACGGCATTCGCTGAGGTGATCGTGCGTGGGTTATGTCCCATTGTCATAATGGTTACTCCTTACTGGACGTTAATTGATGGGAGTTCAACTTTCTGGACGCTGCCCCCATCGGCATACCAGAATTTTAATGGCATGGATTTACGCAATCCGCGAGTCTGTGCGGGAGTATCATTGATCATGACACACCATCCCTCAGTCTGAATTTGAGCCGCCGCATCAAAACCCGCCTCAACGTTAATCTGTTTTTTCTGTTGTTCGGACAAAACAACGCCGCGCTGAATACCGCCGAAATTTAACATCTGGTCAATCGGGTCTTTGAGAGCCGCACGATGGATCGCTTTACCGGTTTCGTTATAGGGAATGGATTTGAAACTGGTGAGCATGGTCATTAATGCCAGTTGCAACTGGCTGTTCAGGAATACCTGATTAACGTAGCTGTCTAACCACTTGAATTTACCGGAAATCGAGCCTTGATTAACGAATATGAACCGGTCGTTTGCTGTACCGTAAGCACCGTAAAAGTTAAATCTCAGCCGTAGTAGCTCATCAGCTAAAAACTTTTCGGTTACGGTGGGTTTCAGCCCTTCCTGACGACGGAATGCAAATGTTGCACGACCGTTCAACTCATTGAAATTGAGTGATGCGGCATAGGTACAGGCAAATGCACCGTGGGTATGGTCGCCGTACATCAGGCACGTGCCACCAATATCAGATTCGAGAATGGCGCTGGAAATTGTCTCCAGTGCCACCAGCTCACCATAGGAATACAGCACATGCACATAACGGTCATTTTGCAATGTCACCCATTTGGAAATCGCTATTTTCTCGTCAGAGCTGAAATCACCAATCGCCATAATGGAAACGAAATTAGTCACTGATTTGGTAATGCGTGGCATCAGTTCATCAATGGTGTCCGCATTGATACCCTCGTTTTTCTGTGCACCTGCATTTTCTGTCAGCCCCATGTATTCGGCCAAATCACCAGAGCCGAAACTGATCGTCCCGCCAGCACCTTTCTTTGCCCCTTCAATGGCAAATGTGCGGCTGTTTGCGTCATATTGACATGTACCAGCTTTCGCCAGTGACACAGAGACAGCCTCTGCCAGCGCGGAATAGGATTTGATATCGGCGGGCGTGATGGTGACAACCTGGCGTTTGCCGTCAATATCCAGCTCTAACCCCTGCGGGATATGGTTAAAATCCCTGATTGGTACTTTGCTACCTACCAGCTTTGCCGCCTGATTGGTCGTCACCATTGACGCGATATACAGTGTTTCGGGTCGGGTAGTTGAGCCAACGAATCCAGAAAAATAAACCTGTGCCGCTTCGTATTCAGGGGATTTTGTGCCGAAGATTTCTGCAATCTGTTCAGCGCTGCCGAATGTTTTCGTACCCAACATGGCGCTAGGTGTGCTTTTGGTAATAAAAATAGCGTTCAGTGCCAGGGGATTTCCGCCCGTGCCAACGACGCCGGGCAAGACGCTGACAATGTCACTCGCCGGAATAGTGTTCATTTATTCACCTTATTAAATAGAATTGAGATCAATAGAGAATGAGTCGGTACTCTCGACTGAGTAGGAAATTTCAGGGTTGTATTGCAGTTTGATTTCGAGCATTACGCGGTTTTCGTACTGGTTAGCCTCGTTCATCAGAACCATTTTGCGGGGTTGCTCGCTGTAGAGTGGCTGGCATTTTTTCAGCCGAGCCGTGGTGTAACTGGACTGCCACAGATTCGCCACCACCCGCGCCCGTGAATCAGCATCATCCCCGTAAAAATCTAGCTGCATCGTTAGTTCTACAGAGCGCTGCGCCGTAATCTCTGACGATTCGTGATGGTAATAATTGGCGACGTAGTCAATGTCTCGCTCAAACAAAACGTGCATCACAACGCCGTTGTCAGGAGCAGGGACATCATTTTGATACCCCTGAGTAACGTCACACTGGAATAATTCAATCAGGTATTTTTTGACCTCAAGGAACAGATCTCCGTGAGTTACTGTTATTGTCGCCATAGCAGTACCTTAACCCACGTCGGGTAGGACTCGATGACCTTAGTTACATTCCACTCGGACACTTCATCCTCCTCGCCATAAGCTGCAAAACGCATCCGGTCAGAGCCTTTCTGCTTTGTTCGCCGGATTGCAGATATCTGCCCTCTGGCATAAGCGTAGATATGCTGGCCTTGCTGGTTAATCACCCCTAAGTGCTCTAAATCCTGTGTGCTGAGGCTTTGGAGCTGCACTGAGATCTCATGCTCGGTGTATTTGGGGATTTGTTTACCGGAGTCAGTGACCGTATAGCCATCATTAGCCAGCAGAACGGCGCTGATATTCGGGTTGACGGTGGTGATTAAGCTGTTGGCGATACCTCTGACATCCATTATTTCCCTCCCTTGATAACTTCAAAATCAACCGCCCGCTGCATACTACCGGAATCCACCAGCGTTTGACCGGGTGATGCACGGCCTTTCTTGGTTTTCTTAGCGACGGTTGCAGGAGCATTGGGTGGAGGTAATGATTGCTCAATGCTATCTTTGATATCTAACGCCATCTCCTTACCTACTGTTTCAAATGCTGCCTCTATACCGCCAACTTCCTGTAAACGCCCTTTAATCTGAGCACCAAGAATCTTACCCCATTCGTCAGACTTATTGGCGATAGTACTGCGCATAAACGGTCGAGGCGGAATATTACGCGTGCCAAATTCGTTCGCGGCGGCATAGGGTGCGATTTTCTCGCCCGTGTCTTCATTGGTTGCGCCTGCCAGTATTCCTGCATTTACCTGAATTGTTTGTGTATTGGCGATCCGTTCCAGTGCCGCCCTGAGCTTATCCCCACCTTTAATAGCCATGACTTACCCCCATGGATGATAATGTTTCACCGCTGAATATCGCCCACCTACAACATACTTGCGGGTTGCCTGCCAGTACATTTGCCCACACGGAGTGAGCTTAAACCATGAGGCATTGGCTACGTCCGGTACAGCGAACGAGACACTGACCGAACCCTCGGTTGCGCTGGATGCTGGCCCTGATTGATCGTTGTTTCCCCATAACGTTACTGTCGCAATATGGCAGGTCAGCAAATACAACAGTGTTTTGCGTTCCTGCGTACCATTTAGCTCATAGGGAATAATCGAGTTATCGGAGTTATCCAGCAACAGACAGGCCACATCAAACGCCTGTTGCAATTGTCCATCGGTCAAAACACCTGCAAATCGAGGATACAGTTTCAGGAATTCGCCACTGCCAAATGTGACGATAGCCATTATTAGATGCTCTCCTTCGCTGGCTCTGTGGTAGTCTTGCTGGTATCAACCGGTTCGCGTCCGTGACGAAGCCCTTTGTTCTCGTGGGCTTTATCATTGGCGCTCGCCGCTTTCTCATCCCAAACACAGAGGTTATTTTTAAATATTTCCATCTCGCCATACGTTTTCAGGATGTAATCCCACTTATCCGCGTCTACCCTCGTTTTTCCATAGAGACCGACAGGAAGCACGCCTTTTTCCTGTCCAAATAAATGAAACGCGTTACCTTCCAAAACCACACTGGCGCCATCTGGCATCGGGAACTCAATTCCGTGTGGATGATTCAGGTGAACGTTCACGGTTTTTCCTTTTGACATACTACTTTTCTCCGAAATAAAAAATGGCCTCCTGAGAGACCATCGAATTTTTGATTATGGTGTGTGGGTTACATGCCTGTCATCTGGACTATAGCAGCGGGGATTCGGATCACTGCGCCGTAGGTGGTTGCAGTGAATTTCTGGGAGAATGACGACAACTCTGGCACAATGCGACCTGCACGCATCTTCTCACCAAAACCCAGCAGCCCTGTTTCCATTCCCGCTACTTTCGGGGCGATCAACTGCATAGTTTCGCCACTTGGCCCACTCAATTGTGGCAAGCTGACGATTTCAAGGCTACTAAAATAAGTCGTCAGCATCTTCATCACCGAAACGTTAAAATCGGTTGCATCCCCCAGTTGCACGCGCAGCGTCGGAGAAATAGCCAGAATTAATCTGTCTCGCTCAGAAACTAACCCTTGAGTTTGATTAACCAAACGAGCAAACAGATTCAGGACATCGCTGTAGCGCTGCCTTGTGTTCTTATTCACCCACTTAGTTGAATTCTTTTCACCCGAAGATGCGGCAACAATCGCAGGGGTTAGATTCGGGTCATTTAATGCGCCGTAAATTTCACGACCTGCCACCCCCAATAGATAAAATTTATTACTATCAATATCAATGATAGTCGCCGCAGCACGTTGTTTATCCGCAGCCAAATTGATTTTAGCCTCAGACGCCATATCAGCCTCTAGATCACCATACTGAACGACAGTCTGATAGCGATATTGCTCACGAACATGCCATTCGTAATTCGTACCAGATTTACCGGAATGCCCAAAATCCGAATAGGCCGCAGTGTTGCCGGTGACTTCATTGGCACGCCATTTCATGTATGCTGTAGTCCAGTCCCCGCGCTTTTCTTCACTGTACAATTCACGGGCATTACGTGGCGCGGTGAGGATTTCAATAACTGTCGGGTCTATATAGGCCAGTAACTCAGCCGGAACGGTCGAGTTTGGCGTGGTGATTAACGCTGAATCCTGAGCCAGTCGCGGGATACTGCCGGGCGTGATCCACTGGCGAGCACCATTAAAAATAAAGCCGTATTGCTTGGCTTGTTCAAAAGAAATATTACTCATTCTGTTCTCCAGCACGCATGACAAAGCCACCTGTTATTTCAGAGTGTCGTCATGCGTGAATAATGTCAGGCGGGTAGTTAGGCGGTGTGCCAGTTAGATATGATGGCTTGGTTGCTGTCAGCGTCGTAGTATTTGACTGTCCAGTCTGTTTTAACATGCCCGTCAATCGTTGCTTTTGCATCGGCTGTCTGAATGCTGCCATCAGTTGTGGAGGCAAACACGGCCTGACCAGTAGCCGCATTCTGATTAGTTGGTGCACACCAGTAATCACCACGAACCGCCACTGTGACGTCAGTTTGATCGGGGATCGTCATTGTTCCCGGTGATATCAGATTGTAGTTGTAGTACGCCATTATGCGCTCAACAAAGCCAATCGGTGCATCTTTGCCTGTTGTAGAGGCTTTTACTTGCCTAAACGGATCTGTACCTGCAAAGACAAAATGACCGACAGTAATATCGCCTTCCGCTCGCGGGTTTCCCTGCGTGTAAATCACGGGGTTTTGTGTGGCTCTGTCACCGGGAACCGCTGGTGCGTAGTACAGGCCGACCTGTTTTTGTAATGCCATGATAACCTCTTAAATTTTGATGTTTTTCAAACCCGCGAATGGGCCTTCCAGACTGCTTGGCGCGGCATCCATAACCGGATTCTGAGCGAATGCAGACGGCTTTTGTGCTGCCAGCACGTCAACCATCCCCTTGTACGCGCTTTTGTCGTATTTCTGTGGGTCATAGCCTTTGTTTTTCAGCGCATGTGCATAAATTGCTTCGGCGCTGTCAAAAGCCATAATGTCCAGCTCACCCACCAGCGAACGGACTTTTTGCCCGGCTTCATTGAGTGCCTTGAAATGCACCTTAGTCTGTTCAATGGCTTGCTGACGAATACTGTTAGCATCCATCGTCATCGTGATTACTGGCTTGCGATCCATGGCAGGAGTTTCCTTTTTGGTTTCACCTCTGTTTTCTCCAGAATTTCCCCCAGCGAGGTTACCATTCGCTGTTTTAGGGTCTTCCTGACCGTTATCTCCGACAGGAGTTGTTATTGGGTCACTCTCCGTCAGTTCATGAGCAAACTGCATGCCGCTGATAAAAGTTTGCACAGCGGCTTCATCATCCGTTGCCAGTCCTAGCTCTGTCATTTTTTCTCTGACAGCATCGTTATCTATCGCAAACTCAGTCGGCTTCTGATTCTCAGTTGACTGAGCCGCATTCGGGTTATCTTGTGTGATAACACTGTTATTTTCTGCACTGTTCGGTGCTGTGTTGTCCTGTGGCATTGCATGTTCCTGTAATTGAGACGGCAAGCCGTCATGTACGTAGACATCGGGGCCAGCCCGACCTTCTTTAACCAGTGCGACATGATTCCCGCGAAGATTTTTCATCACGAAGTCATACGCCACCCCGTTAAACTCACCCGATGTGAAATCAGGTTCAAAAAAATAGCCACAACTGAGTTCCTTTAACGAACCATCCTGAATGGCATCAATTGCCATCTGGTCAGTTACGGTTAATGCGTTATCCAGATAGGGCGTATCCCATATAGGGGTTGTCCCAATAGATCCCACCCGCAGCTCTTTTAATGGCTGTTCTGCACTGTCCTGTTTGTGGATATAAAGCAATGGAACACCATTAAAGGTGGATTTGGCCTTTTCCAGCTCATCAGCAGGTCGATAACCGTAATACAGTCGATCTGGTTCTAACTCCAGATTCTCCCAATCGGGAATTTCCCGACCGATGTACGGTACAACCTGCTCTTTAGTGAGATGCGTTTGTGAGACGTGGAGATATCCGTTGTCATCAATACGTCGTCGGCTCCCCTCGTCAAAGACGACAGAGTTTTTTTCGTTAGTTTTAGGCATAATTTAACTGCTTCCAATTTGAGGAATAACAGGGCGGAAATCACATTTGCAGTTCACCGGCTCCCCGGTATGAATATGCCTTTGTACGTGTGGATCATAACATCCCTCACTCAGGTTGAATTTCTGACCGTGCATTTTGAGATGTGATTCGCGGTAGGATTTACTGCCACCAGCACGGTGTATCCAAATTCCCTCAGTGATCCCCGATGATTTGCATCGTTCCCGTGCAATGGCGTTCGTCGCTTTAGCATTCTGGTCACGGGCAATGGTTTTGGCGCGGTTTTCCGTCAGGTTATAACGCTTTTTTAGCTCTTCTTTCAGAAAGCCAATATCCCGCCCGTTGACCACGCTCTGCTGTACCAATGTCTGCACTTGTGTCAAATATTGCTCGGGAATGGACTTAATCAAACTGACCTGCTGCTCATACAGACTATCTAGCACGTTCTGCACGGCAGGTGTGACTTGCATATTGACGGTGATACTTTCAACTCTCAGTTTGTTCTTTACTGAGTTTGACGCATAGGTATTGGCGCGATTAACAAACCAGACAGCGATAGATTCCGCCATTCGACCAAATCTCGTTGTCCATCGCCCCATGACTGAGAACAGTTTACGGTTCAACTCCTTGGCTGGTGAGGCATCACCGACAATATTCGGCTGCTGACGCTTATATTCTGCGGATAGCCAGTAATCAACCGAGTCCGCCATTTCCTGAATCAATCCCTGCATCCGGCGGTAATATTCCTGCTCCAGTCCTGCGTTGGGGCGTGTAGGTCTCCCCGTTTTGACTTTCCGTTTCTTCCCCATAATTAACCTCTGGAACATCATCAACATCAATGCCGAAATAATCACTGTCAGGATCGGTAGATAGACGCTTTCTTACCTCTTTCTCCCAGATAATCGACGAATCCAGCAATGAGGCATCTCTCTCAGCTTTGAGTTTTTCGATTTCAGCGGCGACCTTGGCATCCTGCTTATTCAAATCAACAAAATCGAACGTAACAGACTGGTTTAGGTGACCTAATGTGACAATCTGAATAATATCAAGCGCCTTTTGCAGTCCGGCCCTAAATACCTTCTCTTGTTGACTCTTAACGTGGTCGTTATAGTTCCGGATATCACTGTCTCCAGTCGCATTAAATCCACTGGGGGATAGGCCCAATGATTTCACGGCAGGGGTACGGTTAATCACCACAATCATTTCCAGCATCTGGCGAACAATATCAGTGACCCCAGAGAGTGGTGTTTCCAGCTTAACGATATCTTCCATTTCGTAATCAATCGCTAAAATACCATCATTGGAACGATGTTGAGCCAGATAAGCCAATCGTCCATCTAATCCTCTGGTTGCATTTGGATTGGTTAAAATGTCTTCCATATTAGTTTTCAGTGCCGTCAGAGAAAATTTCTCCAGCAACCGCGCAGCGGAGGTGCGGCTGTCCTGAAAGTGGATCACGTAGTCATACAGCAACTGCGCCTGTGGCATCCCCATAAAATTGTATGAAGGTTTCAGTAGAATCGGGACTTCATTACCACAAATGCGTATTAGGCGGGAACCGTGAACTTCTTTACCCAGTATCCACCATGTATCAGGACTAAAATAGCGGGGACTCAGTGGGTCAGTGCTTTCATATCTGCCAGGAAAGATATTGATAGGCTCCACCAGCACGAAACGTTTGAAATTTTTCAGCTCTGCCGATTTTTCTGAGATATCCAATGGCACCAGTAATTGATTATCTGTAGCGCCCGTATCAATGAATATCAGGCAGCCACCAAAGTAACCATTGAATTCTGCTGCTTTGTGAAAAATATCTTTAACCTTGAATTCAATCAGTGCATCCTCAATCGCTTTTTTATCTTCGGAGCTGTCGTCCTGACTGTCGCTTTCCACCGATTTGATTTCTATCCATTCCCGTGTCATATCATCAACCACAGTCTCGATGCAGGCTCGGATTAAACCGTTCTGCGTGAGAGATGATAAAGCGGCATAACCCATAAATGATGGGCCAAGCGCATAACCCTGACCGTGCTCCCATGCATGCTGAATAAGAGTGTATGCGCCGGCAGAACTTAATGAGGCATCCATTGCCATTGTGACTTCTTTTGGCGTGCCTAATGTTTTTGCCGGGCCATAAATATCTTTTACTTCTTCATAGGTCGGGATGTATTGCCTATCATCTAATTTTCCCAAAAGAGATTTAGACAAAGCCAATCCTCGCCGTGGCTTTGCAGCCTGACGCTTTTTATTTCTTGCCATAGTAATTTTTACCAACGAGTAGCGTGACGTGAATTGCGCATCGCCTGATTAATAACATTCTGATTCATGCTGATACCGCGTCTCTTTTGATACAAGTCGCGTAATGCCTGCGTCATGCAATCCACAACATCATCATGTGCACCTACTGGGAATGTAGTGATTTCATTCACCGCATCCACTACCCAGTGTGCCGTATCTGGATGAGGCAGGTAAATATTGCCCGCCTCCCACTCAGCAGTGACCGCATGAGCGCGGGCGACTTTACTACCGTCCGGCTCTACGGGGATCAGACCTGATATCGTATTTTGTAGGGTGTTAATGACAGCAGGGCCATTAGCTTTGTCTTCCACCAGCTTACGACGCCCTTCTGGAAATAATTCAGTCTGCTTTTTAACTGCCTTCAATGTTTCGGTGAACGTCATCCGTGCTCGTGTTTGATGTAGTAAATAAGCGTTTGCCCCTTTCTTGCCCCATACCTGACCGACCACGTAATCCGTACCTTCGCCGTCTTTAAAGGTCATATCCCAACTGTGGATCACCTTGTCGAATTTATCTGGTAAGTCTTTCGGCAGGTAGTATTTCACCCAATCTTCCTTGAAAATCGTCCCACCAGAGGGCCTTGGTGACTGCTGGTACATCGCTGACCAGAAGTAATCACCCAGAATAGCTTTAGTATCTAACAGTTTTTCGATGGGATGTAGCTCTGGTACCAGTGCCTCCCCTTGCTCATTGATAGCAGGAAAAGCTAGCACCTTCGCTTTCTGACTGATCTTAATTACCTTGCCGGATAGATCATCTGTTGCCCAGCGGGTCGCCATGATGATCTCGCCGCTGTTTTTTGACAGGCGGGTTTTGAATGTAGAAACGTACCAGTTCCAAATCGCGTTCTTCGTGGTGGCACTCAACGCCTCTTTTGAGTTCTTGATGGGGTCGTCAATAATGCCTAAATCGACTTTCTTACCCGTTAATGGGCCACCAACGCCAGCCGCAATATAGGAGCCTTTGTTACCCACAATCTCGAACGTATCAGAGTTACGCTTCGCCATCGTTTCAACAGTCACGACTCGCTTTGGGTTCAGTGACGACGACGGAAAGATATTGCGATATTCCTCACTCATCATGATGCGCTGCACATCACGGTTCATGTCGGAGGCTAAATCTTTGCCATAGGACAACCCGGCAACACGCTTATCAGGATACTTACCGAAGAAGTAAGCTGGCAGGTAGCGAGAAACAATATCGGATTTACCATGCTGTGGCGGCGCACCCAGTATAAGAATAGGGCGTTCGCCTGCCATCATATCAATCAGAAACTCATCCAGTGCATCACAGACCTGTCGAGAGAAGTCACTGGTAATATACTCAGGATTTATGTACTGGATGAACTCATGCAAACTACGCCGTGCTATCTCTCTCTCGATAGCCTCATCCAGCATTGCATTATCAATATCCATGTCAGCACCAAAAGTGAGAGAAATAAGCCGTTCGCACCAAAATCACATCGAAATGATTTTCGTGTTTTTGATAACAAATCAGTAACAAATAAAAGCCCTGAAATCAGGCAGAAGAGTGAGGTTTTTGCCCGTTTGAGGTAGCATTTTGATTGAGTTGAAAAGTCGATGTGCGTCTAAGCGCCATTATGTTAAATAGGGCTACTTTTCCCGATTTTTACTCAGTTCCATCAGTTGCTCAAAACTCAGGTGACTGAGGTCGATATTGTTCGGTGTCATTGAACCATCGCTGGAACTCAAATCGACTTTCTTCGCTGATTCCCAACCCATCAATTCCGACAGTTGTTTAATCGCCGCTTTCGGATCATGGAGTTTCAGCTTGATACCATCCTTTCCGGTGGTCAGTTCTGAGATAGCGCTGAGTGCTGCCGGGTTCTGCAACGCTGAATCTTTGAATTGCCATGTCGCCTGAAACACAGGTTTCCCCTCGTCGTCTTCGCCTATCTGACTGTTACGAAAGTCGGCGATATCGTGAATAGAAACACGCCCCATTGCAGAAAGACGCTCTAAGGCTTCCTGACGGCTCATCACCGCATCAGAAACGGCTTCTTGGTTCATTGAGTTAAGAAATGCTTTGACGTTAGGATTTGTTAGGATTTCACTTGCACAAGATCTTGCTGTTTCTTCCGTCTTTGCCTTGTAGCCAGCCTGTTTGTAGGCATCTGTCTGATTCAGCCCCTTTAAGATGCCTAACACGAATTTCTGTTGCTGTTTTGTTAGGGCATCAAAGAGAACTTGCTGCTCGTCGGTGAGCTTTAGTTTCTTTTGTGCCATTTTTACTTTCCCCATTCAGAATAAACAACTACCTCGATTTATATAACCCCCTATTCGGGCGAGACCACCGAAGCCAAAAACCTCTACAAAATTCTATCAAGCACCCGAATGTGGATGCTTTGCAGAGTTTTGTAAAATCACCGCCTTGCGATAATTTAGCAATTACAAATTCACTTCCTCATCGGTAGGTAATCGATACCGACCGCTTTTCTCTCTGATACCAATATCCATTAGCATTATCCCGAATTCATGCAGGAACGCATTCATGTAACGCTTGCCGCG